CCGCGCCGCTCGCACCTTTTGCCAGTGCGGATGCCTGAGATACTCGGAATAGTCGATCAGGCTCCCGTCTGGCAGGTAAGCAAGCCCCAATTAATCACCTCCCATCAAACGCTCGTAACAATCTTTTCTTGTGAATTTTCTTTGATCCTCATCAAAAAAACCACAACTGCAGCGGGAAATGAATAATTTATCTAGCGTGCGGTCATCGTGTACATTGCACGAATAACACTTCCCGCAATGCGGACAAATAAGTATAAAGTCTTGCCCCCAGCCCATGCCTAAAATGTCTTTTGCTTGCGGGTTAAATATGGTGTGCCAGTGCTTTGTGTCCTTTTTGGCCTCGTTTTTTTCCGCTTTCCAAAGCTCATCTCTAACTATTCGCAAAACATCTGCATAATCAACTTGATAATAATTTGCCGCGACAGTGATTTTAGAATCATTAGACATTTGTAAAGTAGGACACATTTTTAGGGCAAACATTACCGCTGAATATAAGCGTTTATCCGGAATATATTCCATCACGTTACCCCATCCCGTAGTATTCCCGAATCGCCGCGTCGACCGCCTTCAGGTCGTTCGGGATTTCCAGATCGAACATTCCCTCGGGGCTCTTTGCGGTGCTCTGCCCATTGCTTTGGGTGAAGAATTTGTGATCCTGACAATAGAGGACGATGTCGAAGCATCCTTCGATGGTCAGCTTTTCGTCGAGCATCTTCCCGATTGTCTTCACCTTCTCCCGCCCGTCCGTGTCAGATTCGGAGTGATGCAGGAAGTAGACGATCTTGTCGTCCTGATTCAGTTCGTTGACGTAGTGGATTAAGTCGCGGAATTTCGCGGCGATAGATGTGAACTTGTCGTAGCCCTTCTCGTATGTGCGATCGAAAAGCTCATTGACAAGCAAATACTGGCTGTCGTCGATCACGATTGACAGCGCTTTGGCCTGCCTGATTGCGTTCGTGATCCACGCGTATTTTACGGCGTTGGCCTGCCCTGCGTCCCTGATATCGGGATTGTCGGCGTAATTCGGCACCCGCACCGGCTTAAGCTCGCTTTTGAATGGCAAGCGGCCTTTTTCGACAGAGATGATCCCGACCTCGCCGGGTCGGAAGTTCTTAAGGCTGTAGGTCTTCCCCGAACCTGAGCGGCCTATCACTAAAACTGGTAACGACATTTAATATTCCTCCTTCTCATTTTGATCGCACGGCGTGCGGTCGTAATAGTTTTCGAGGATTTCCTCGACCATATCCAGAAACACGCTCTTCCGTCGCCTGACATACCGCCGCACGCAGCCTCTGTGTACGCATGAGAGCATCCGCTCGCTGTGCTCCGGGTAGTCCGTGACCACGAAGCAGAACTCATCCGTTATCGGCTCCCCGCACAGATTGCAGACAGGGCGGGTACGGAGCCACCGGCGTTCTGCCTCTTCCTTCTGGGCGTCGTAGTCTGCCCAGCTTTCCGCTGAGATCATTCCGTGTCCTCCGCAAGCAGTTCGCCCAATGTTTTTACGGTCGTCTGCTTGACCAATTTGACGGTCTGATCGCCGTCACGGTATGCCCTGAGCGCGTCATTAAAGATGAGGCTCATGAGTGACGCGGCTTTTTCCTTGTCTCCACCGATACGCCGAGCCAGAGATTTGCACATCGCGGTGATCGCGTTTCCACAGTCGTTAAGATATTCGAAGCCGCTCCCCGCGCTCTCGATCGAGCCGCCTTCGCCGGTGTTAATTTCAATCCGTAACATCTGTCTCCCCCTTGTCATAGGTCGTGATCGTTGTTGACTTGTCGAGTCCGTCCCTCCATCCGCGGAAATAGATCTCGATGGTCTCGATCTGGTCGATCTTTGCACCGGAGATCTCGATCGTAATTCCGTCTCGCTCTGCCTTCATTCAGTTACCTCCCTTCAGATATACGTAAGTTGTGTCTCCCTCCGTCCGTGTCCGCTCCTCATCGACTTCCTCCGTCTGGTGGTCGACGATGTAATCGAGCACGTGATCGTCGTGCCAGTGCCCCGACACGTTTCCGACACGGATGCACTCGATGTCGGTATTTACAAAAAACTCTTTCAGTGTCATCTGTACCCTCCAAACTCCGCTTCTACGCGGATACGTGCGCCGACGATCAGCGTCACGATTCCCACAAGCGACAAAATCACGTTGCCGCTCGTTACATCCATGGAGTCAATCCACATGACTCCGATGAGCGTCACCAGAAGCCCCGCCACGGTCAGGACGTTGGCGATCAGCATGAGCGCCTCCGTGACCTCGCGCCTCCGTGCGCGTCTGCTGTCGGCCTGTCGCGTCCACTGGTCGAACCAGATGGGCGCTGTTAACTCTCTTCTTGTCCCCTTATTTGACATCTTTTTCCCCCTATTTGATTAACTGCTTAATCCTCAGATACTGGTATGCAGGCATCTTGCCCGGGTCCGCCCTCCAGCTCCTGACCGTCGATTCCGGGATGCCGGTCTTCTCCGCGATCCATGCGGCGGAGCGGCCTTGTCCGAAGATCTCTTGCCTGATTTGACTGGAATAATAGTTACGCTTCGTCGGGCGTGCCATCACGGCACCTCCTCAACCTTGATCCTCTTGTGCGGGAATGCCGCTTTGATCGCCTCCAGAAGCGCCGTCTCGCTTCGGGAAAGCACGGCGACAGCGTCCTTAAGGTCGCAATCGAGCGTTTCCCCCACCGCGTGACGATTCGCGCCTACCACGCCCTGTAGCGCGCGTTCCAGACTGCTGTAATGCCCCATGCAGTCATAAACATGGAAGTCCTTCCCGTGATCCTTCTTCGTCCGGTGCATGTCTTTCATGACGGCGAACTCGTACTGGTTAATCCGGATGAGGTAGTCCTCGTTGATCCTGATCATGATCATGTCTCTCCTCTTTTCTGAATTACGGTTTAACCGTTATTTTGCGGCACATGAAAAATCAATGTCGTTGTAACTGATCCGATACAGCGCTTCAATCTTACGGATCATCGGAACGTCGGGGAACGTCTCCCCCTGCTCGTATTTCCGCACCGTATCGGGCGAAATGCCGAGCGCCTTTGCGGCGTCAATCTGCGTCAGCCCGACATTTACGCGGGCAGCCTTTAATGTGATTGCCATTTTTACCTCCTTTTCTCTTTTGCCGCGCACCATCGCGCAAGTTCCATTATAACGGTTTAACCGTTATTGTCAACGCTTTTGTCGGCATTTTATTGAAAAAATTACGGTTTTCGCGTAAACTGGGAGATGGCGGAGGTGAGCGCTATGTTAGGAAATAAAAAAATCATGGGTGAAAATATTCAGTACTACATGAGCAAGTACGGAATTGAACGGCGTGATTTTGCCAAAGCGATTGGCGTGCCCTATTCATCGCTGACCGATTGGATTAATGGCAACACATATCCACGAATAGACAAGATCCAGAAAATGGCTGACTATTTCCAGATTGAGAAGGCCGATCTCGTAGAAGACCGCGCAACAAGGTGCGCCGGGATGTCCCCGGAGATTCAGGAGCTCATCGAGGCCGCTGCAGGCTGTACACCTGAGCAGATAAAGACGGCAGTTATTTTACTTAAGACACTTAAAGGAGGATTGAAATGAAGAAAAGACGAATAATCATCATCGCGGTGATCGCCCTGGCGTTTCTCGTTTTCGCGCTCGGATCCAGTGGTGAGACGGAATCCGACACGACATCCGCCCCGGCTCCGGAGAGCACGGAAAGCGCCGAGGACGACCAGAGACAAGCGATCAGGGACGAGCTCAAGGAGCGGATCAGCCTGACAGGGCCGTCTAAAGTCCGAAATGACGTCACTGGAAATTGGCGTATCTCGATGATCGTCACGAGCGAAACACCAGAAGACTATGCGAAGGATTATTACGAAGCCTGCTTTGAGTCTGATGATGAGATCCACGCCGTCGTCAATTTCACGCTGAATACGACGACCAAAATCACATCGACCGGCGACAGCCTGCTGATTGACGTGTATGAATACGTCGACGGCGAGGAGCATGACGCAAAGATGCTTTTCGGCGGGATGCCGCTCGATTCGATGGTCATATCGCTAACCGACGAATAACGCACGAATAACGCACGAAAACGCACGAATTAACTCGAATTAACGCAAATTATCTTTGAGATCTCGTAGTTATTGTTGCGATCGGAGGTTTTTTGATGCCAAAAGCAAAAAAGCAAAAGAACGGAAAATGGCGCTGTCAGCTCTACCTCGGGGACAAGATCGTTGACGGCAAGCGGAAGCAGGTCATTAAGTCATTCACGGCCTCCACACGCGAGGAGGCGGAAGATCTCGCCTCGGCCTATAGGATGGAGCACGGCAAGCGTTCCGTGGCGGATATGAGCGTACACGAGGCCATGCGACGCTACATCGAGGCGAAGGGCTCCGTGCTGTCTGAGAGCACGCTCAGGTCGTACGAGAGCCAACTGCGGAACTATTACGACGCGATCAGCGAGATCCGGATCCGCGACCTCACGCAGGAAGACGTGCAACGGTGGCTGTCGGAATTTTCCGTGGATCACAGCCGAGCGACCGCGAAGAAGGCCGCGTCCTTCCTCAACAGCTCCCTTAAGATGTTCGGGGCGGGCTTCGACGCCTCGCAGATCACGCACAAGGCCGAGGCGCGGAAGGACGTCTATGTGCCAACGACGGATGAGGTGTGGGCGCTCTATGACGCCGCGGACAAGGCCGATCTGAAAAAGGCGATCATGCTCGCGGCCTTCGGCGGCCTGCGGCGGGGCGAGCTGTGCGCCCTGACCATGGAGGACATCGACTTCCAGAAGTGCACCGTCCGAGTCACTAAGGATATGATCTTTACCCGGAACCAAGATTGGATCATCAAGCAGATGCCAAAGAATGACACGTCCGTCCGCACCGTCCACATGCCCGGTTTCGCGCTCTCTCCGCTCCGTCAAGGCACGATAAGTATGACCCCCGGCCAG